ACTACCCAGTTAAAGTCTTCTTGTGCTTCAAGTATTTGTTGTCTGCTACTGTCATTTATGTTTTGAAATAAATTACCTACCTTGCTTAAAACTAACATATGCGAAAGTTTTGGTGGTTTACATGTAACCTCTACACCTTTAACTATGACCTTGAATTCTTTTGGTTGTAAATCTGCGATTGTTAATGCCATATTGCCTCCTTAACTTATTACTGCTTTATCTCTATAAACTATCTGCACAGTAAGTTTATATACCTTACTATACTCTAAATCTCTAGCCACATCTTCAACATCACCTAACACTAATAAAGTATATATAAAAGATGTAACACTATCTACACTGTGCATTCTGTGTATGTAGCGTTTGATATCTTCTATTTTATCTATTGCACTAGTAGCCGAAGTATCTTTTACATAAATGTTTACTACCGACTCCTCCATTGGTACATAATAATTTAGCGAGCCGCCAATGCGTTCTACCCATATACCATCTGTTTCATCAGGTATATAGCCTACAAATATATCTATACCAATATCGCCAAAGCCAGCGTTATCTAAATATGTTGCTACTGTATTTGCTATGTCCATTATGCCCTAGCCCTTATTACATGCTTTTTAATAATTGGTGTTAGCTTTGTAACTGCCTCTTTGCCTGATTTACTTAAATACCCACTACCAGTACCTGGTGTGCTATATTTTCTTACTCGGCGTTTTCTATCGCCCCCAAACTCTTGAAAGCGGGCATATTCTACCCAAAATGATATTCTCCAATGCAATCGTTTCATTTGTTTATTTTCGCTATTGGATCTTAATGCACCCTTCTTGAATGGCGCTCTATTTTTAGCATTTATTAAAACATCTCGGCTAGCGTCAGCAAGTGCATCATTTAAGCTATTTTTTAATGCAACAGTAAATACTGGCATTTTATCTACAACCCTAGCTTTCACGATATTACTCCATATCTTTGTAATTCAGTCTTTATAAACTGCACTTCAGTATCTCGCAATCGCCTGCCTTTTATAAGCCTTTCAACTCTAAAAAACTCGCCATCTATTTCTAGAATATCTTTTTTTTCTATGCCACTATCAGGCTCAAACCAAGCCTGTGCATCAGATTGCGTCTGTTCGTTATTAGTATCACTTACTTGATCAACTATATATCTAAAATGGCAGGGCATTTCTTCTTCAGTGCTACGAATAAAATCGCCATAGGCATTTCTGGTGTAGTTATGTTTTATAGCTGTCTGGCGCATTGGTGGTTTCATTTACACCTCTGGGAATAGATATGTTATTTGGTCTAGTGCATTTTTAGATTGTGTGCTTTCAAAAGTAACACTATAGCCTTCAATGCTTTCAGATTTAATATTATCACTGCTATCTATTTCAGCACTTAATGCGTCTAGCATTGCGTTCTTTACAATGTTTACTGTATCAGTATCATCATAAATACTAAACTTAGCAGTTACAGATACATTATTCATACCAAGCACAAATCTGCCATCTCGGTTGCGTATCATAGTTTTTAATGTTCTATTAACTGGTTCTTTTGTAATATCACCATCTAAAAAAGTATATTCTACTAGAGTATCATCATCTACATATTTAACTGCTGTGATAGCTGTGCAAGGATCTATTTTAAGATGTTGCACACCACCATCATAATATCTTACGCTTGGGCTTACGCTTTCTATATTTGAGCCTATGATTTTCTCCACTTGTGATTGTAGAGCGTTGTTCAATGTTGGAAATGCTAACAGCTCGTCGGCTGTTAGGCTTCTGCCTAGTTTCGCTTCCAAGTCTGCTGAGCTTATCAATGCCATTTTTATATTCCTTTACACTTAAAATTGCTGAATTGTAATAATGTTTTACCATAATTGCATTATAACACAGTGCCTAGCACAAAATAAAAAAAAGTCAAAAAAAGTATATACACAAAAAGAGGGCTTATAGCCCTCAATTTGTTTGTTAGTTAGCTTACTAGCTAATGGCAGTAGGTCCAACTCGTCCGAGCAATCTACCATCTGTAGCAGCTCTACTTTCGTCAACAAGTGCAGTGAAGGTTACTTCATAAACTGATTGTTCATCAATCTTGTAAGCAACAGTCGCATTGTCAGTAGAAACAGCCTTAAAGAATGTGATAGTTCTCTCGTTAGTGGCATTTTTAGCTTGTGGAGTTATGACTAGTGCTAGTGCATCATCTCGTAAACTATAGCCAGCTTTTGAGCCAAAGTGTAGGTGGTCATCGGTAGAGCCTACATCATAATCTGCTTCAGGTATAACATAACTTAGTATTCCTGGTGTGATTTCAGCTAGCTTCAGTTTAACTGTAGCTTTCTGTCCTGCAAGCACCATATCTACTGGAGTATTGCCATACAAATCAGTTTTTACTTCTGTAAATTCTCTTTCAATTTCAATCTCTACACCATCTACAGTGTGTCCTAAGTCCACACCACCAAAAGTAATTAAGCTACCTGCAGCAACATATAAACTATTTATGTTAGCCATTTAGGTTACTCCTTCCTTTTAGCTTACTGTACCAGTACCAATTATAGTAAATGCTCCATTGAAGCGAGTTTGTGGAACAACTCTTAATGTAGCTCGCAATGCGAATGCATCTTGAGTAATTAAGTTGAAGTCAGAACCACCAGCGTCTTTAACAACACCAGAGTCAAATACTTTAGTTTCTAGTAATCGCTTGACATGTAGCTGTATTCGAGATAGGTCTCCGAATACTGCGAAAGCCTTATTAGCACCAATAGTGCCTCTTTCAGGCATTACATCTACTAGCTCTACTGGAACACCATCAATAGTTGGAGTAACACTCTGACCGACTCCCCCAAATAGGTAACCACCAGTTGTGGCTTCTTTGGTTTGTCTTAGAGTGTTCCATACAGTTGGGTGCATGAAGAAGCGACCATTTGCGCGTGCGCTACCAACTACTTTATAGCGAGCATTCATAGCGTCATCAGCATCAAAATCACCAATGGCAGAACCAACAGTTAGAGTCTTATAAGCCTTAGCAATAGTAGGGCTTAGAAGTCCATAGGTACTGTCAGTAAATACTAGCTGGTCAAATAACTTTGCTCTAGCTCGTGCAACTTCATTTGTAGCATCTACAAATAGATCTATAGCGCTATCTTCTACAATTTCACTAGTCATAATTAGAGTAGTGATGTATTTTTCTAGCGATACAGTTGCTGAGCTGTAAGTTAGCTTAGTAGCATTGACCGCAGTAGCTTCACTAGTTTTAGTAAAGCTAATTTCGTTAGTACCTGATAGCAAAGTTACGCTATCTCGGTCAGTTCTACGAACATTAGCAAGTCTAGCAGCAACACCATAGTCGTCAGTTAGTCTTTCAACTTCTGCAACGAATTCTGGGTCTGGAACTAGTGAACCACCATCAGCACTGGTGGTAACATTTTGATAGTTAGCCTTAGAAATATCTTGCCATGCTTTGTTTACATAGGCGTTATATTCTGCTAAAACTCGGCTATCACCTCTCAAGCTAGCAGAAAGGCCTTTAGCGAAGCGAACTTCTTTAGGTAGGCTTTCCATACCAGTTTTTAGGATTTTAGTAGCTTTAGGCTCAGCACTTTCGTGAATGTCCTTTTTTTCTACCTTTTCTGCTTTTTCACCAATAAGGCTTGCTACCTTTTCAGCTACTTCATCAGCAGAAGGAACTTTAATTGACTCGGCAGCTTTAGAAGCAACAGCTTCTACAACTTCGCTGTCAATTTCGATTTCCTGAGTTTTTTTAATATCACTCATTTCAAATCTCCTTTTAATTTAATTTTTTTAATTACAGCTTCAATTTGGTGGTCGACCACTTGCGCTTGACGCAACACTACTCTTGCAGCAGTAACTTTATTAGCCTGTTCCTCTATGGGTTTGCTGATTGCTACTTCCTTTAAGGTGGCAACTAAAGTTTCAAGAACTTCTATATTTCTAGTAATTTCATTATCTCCAGCTCTGGTATCTAAGATCTTTCTTGCATAGCCATTAGCTAAAGCTTTCAATTCTGCTTTTTGATTATTGTCTAGACATTTACTATGTACTACAGCTTCTTGATTAGCAGGTATAGATACAACAGAATATTCTTTCATTTTCATTTTAGATATTGTCATACCATCTTCACCCCACTCTTCAACTACACCACCAATACTTACTGCGTTCAAATAACCATCTACAATATAGTCATAGACCTTGCGAGCAAATTCATCTTTGAGATAAAACTTAGCTCGGCTCATTAGCTTGTTGCCTTCTTTCCATATTTTAGTAGCTTTAGCTATTGGTAGATTAAAGCCATCATGCCCCCATAGAACTACAGGGTTCTTTTTGAAATCAGCCAAATCAATACCAGCAACATCAATTCTTTCGCCTTGACTATCTAGAGCATTTGTAGAAACAGTAAACTCAACTTCGCCTTCTTGAAGTTTGCTTGCTTTTTCTATATAGCCATGTGTTTTTATTTGCATATACCCTCACTTTTAGATAATAAAAAATGTCCGAAAAAACCACCTATGTAAATTATAGGTTGCGGTCTCTGATTTCGGACTCTGAGTGTATTGTAGCAGGTTTTTTTGTAAAGTCAAATTGGTTTGTAACATGTAATGTATTTGTGTATACATGATATTCAAATAACATACCACATCTAGGACACTTTATAGCAGCAACCATAATCGTAGCTTTGCCTAATAGCTTATTACAATTCTTGCATCTGATGTCTTGCATTTATTCAGTATCTGGCTGTGTCAATGTAAGTGTTGCTAATTCACTTTCATGCACAGCTATAGCTTTATTTATAGCTTGTATTGCGTCAGTAGATTGTTTTACTAGATCATTATCATTGTTATCTTCCGCAACCTTTTTGTTTATTTCGTGCTGATATGCTTCGCCAGCAAACTGTTGTAGTCTTTGTGTTATTATATTTGCTTTTTGGTCATCTGTTAAGTAATTATTGTAATCTATTGCCATTTTATTCTCCTTTTATTATTATGCTAAAATTCCTGCGTTTCTTAATGCTTTAACTACCTGTCTTAAAGTATAGCCATCGAATGTGCTATCGTCATTAACATTTACGCCACCTGAGTTTTCTACATAGGCAGCTTCGGCAACACCTGTAGTCGGTTGAACGATTGGTGTAGCATTCCAAAAACTTATTTTTTGTGTAGTTGCTGTTCCTATTTTAGTTCCTGTAGTTGTGCCAACTATAAAGTTAGCGGCATCTCTCCAAGTAGTATTGCCAGCGTTGTCTATAGTAAACCTTGATGTCCCTCCTACCTGAGCATCTATAAGGTTCTTAGCACCAGAACCTGTAGCAGTCTCAGTTGAGTTTATAAGCAGTGCTGTATAACCTGCTGTCCCTGATTGATTTACTACAGGTATTATATTTGCACCAACAGAAACTCCAGATGAAGCTGTGCTAGTGTTATTAACAACAAAACCTATACTATCAGCTACACCAGTAGTACCAGAAACTATAACCATACCTGATGGACTAGAATTATTTACTTGTAAGTAAAAGCTACCATTTATAGTAGATAATCTGATAGCCCTATTAGACCCTGTACCACCTTGCTCTGCTGCAATAGTATAAATATTACTAGTCCAATGATGCCTAGCTCGTTCAAAGTTAGTTGTTTGGTCTGCTGTATTATAAAGCGTAATACCAGTAGCTGCATTTGTAAGCGTTAAAGAATGTGTAGGTGCTACATAAGTTGTAGAACCTATACCTACTAAGCCACTAATAAAAGTATTATTACCAACTGAGTTTATTCTCAATGGTACAGAGCCAAAACTTTGTATGTAATTGAAGTTAGCATCTCCACCAATCCCTACAGTTTTTCCTCCTTGATTTATTTGTGCTGCATAAGTTGTAGCAGTAGCTGGAGTTATAGCGCCAGATGGACTTACAGACAATATAGTAGAAAATGTTGAATTACCACCAGAAGCTCTAAGCCCTAGATTAACTAACACATCATTTATTGCCACACTATTAGCTGGCTGGACTATAGGTGTAGCATTAAAGAAGCCAAGCTTTTGCGATGTAGTAGTGCCTATTTTTGTTCCATTCGTAGATGGTAAACTTATATCTCCCAATAAGTCTCCACCTCTAACATCTAATGCTCCAAGTCCTGGTGCTGGTCTAAACTGTGGTCTTGAGTCTCTAAGCTGTATAGAGTTAAGTTGTAGTTGCCCTGCTACAAAAGAGCTAGCTTGCGCTCCAGACACTGTAACTCTTATTCCATGTATTCCATGAAAAAGACTTGTGCCATCTGGGTATGTTTCTCCTGTTATATGTAGTGGAATAGACCTTTGGTTCATTTGGTCGGTTACACCAGTCCTAACACAAACTTCATCGTAGTTTCCAACAGAGTTTTTAGCTTCTACTTTGTAGTTGGTGAAAACAGAACCATCATTACCAAGTCTATGACCAGTGAATATGAGTGTTAAAACATCGGAGTAATTAATTCTCGCACCATCTGCTCTTTCTATTGTAATAACAAGTGGTGTTGCTGGTAAGCTAGCTACTGGTGCGCCCAAATTAGATGTAAGATCGCCATTAAAAAGATTGCCTACAGTGCCATAGTTCGAAGATATAGTATAAACTGGATTTCTATCTGCATTAGCAAAATAGTCAAAAGCACCTGAAAAAGCACCAATCCCATTTATTATACCTCTTTGATTAAGATTTATTGTATTTGCTGTTTCTGGTGCATTTGTCTTTGAACTTGAAATAGTAGTTCTTGCAGTGCCTAGATTAACAGTACCATTTAGTGTTGAAGCGCCATTTACTGTTGCTGATGCTGCTGTCATACCACCTGATGAAGATATTGAAGCAAGTATTGTAGCAGCAGAGTTTTGCCATTCTTGTAGGTTATTAGTTTGTGGTGCTGTTCCACCTCTTACTCGTAAGACAACATTGTTTATTGTTCCTACACTTATAAGTGTGCCAGTGTTTGGTAGGTCTATTTGTGCATTATTAAAAGTAGCTAAATTAGATATAGAGACTGGTCTAAATACCCCAGCTGTACTCATTGAACCTACAATTGCATCGCTTTCGTTTCTCCATACTTGTAAACTGCCAGTTTGTCCTGCGATAGCTCTTATTACTGCTGTATTTGCAGATGTAGAGGCAGATTGTATATTAAAGTTAGCATTTGTTTGTAATGTAGTTTGATTTTGTATTGCTAGTGTTGGGTCAGCTGGTTCTCCCTGTTCGCCCTTTACACCACTAATAGTCAAATCAACAGTCTTAGTAGGTACAGTTACTTCTACAGATATTTCATTTTTCTGTAATGTAACATCTAAATCTGACATTTTAGCTAATCCTTCTAGTTACATCAGTTTTAACTACAAAAGTACCTCTATCGGTACTAGATATTTTATTAGAGCCATCTTTAGTTTGAAAATCATAATAATAATTGCCTTCAGCTAAATTAGTATCAGTGCTAGTCAAACTTACAGTTGTTTGCCCTGTTGTTGGTGAGCTATGGCCAGTTATAGTTTTACTTATTAAAGCGCCTGTATCTGTTGTAGCAGTTAGATCGCTTTTAACAGTAAAGAATACAGTATAGCCAGTAATGTTAATAGCTGTGCCATTTTCATCTTTGAAAGTAGCATTTAGCGTTACATCATCACCTCTTATTACTGTTATTTTACTCATTTAATTTCTCCTATATTTATATTATCACTTAAT